CTCTATTAAGTCAGTAATGAACCTTGGTTCAACGGCCATCGCATTACCCAAAAATTGTACCTCGTTAGATACATTGTTGATTAAGTTTTCCTTGGCATCCTCATTCTGTGGGAAGACCAAGAACACTGAACCATGGTTCTCGATGGAATAATCTCCGTCCTCGATCCACTGGTCATTTGTTTGTTGTGTTGCCATTTTCTGTTCCTTCTAGTAAAATGTTGATAATATACTAATAATGAATAGGTTTTCCCATGTCAAGTGATTATCTTAATAAATCTTTATCTTTTTACATATAGTAGTTTCTGATGAAAAATAAAAAAAGTTTTTTAAAAAAGTCGTGTAATGAGTGTAATGACGTAATGAGTTATCTAAGTTATTGTTTTTTATGATAGTGCTCATTACATTCTCATTACATTTATTACACTTTTTAGTAGTTATTGCCCCTTCGTAGGTGAAAAAATAATTTTTAAAATTAAAATTTGAGGAGATTTTACTATTGGAAAAGAAGCTTGGAAGGCCTTCTGGTCTAACACAAAGACAAAGAGAGTTTGCAAAATTATATGTTGAAGGCAAAAATTCAAACGCAGATTGTGCAAGATTGGCAGGGTATGCCCAAGACTCTGCTCGTAACCATGCAGTAAAACTTTTAGATGGTAAATCATATCCAGAAGTAGTCGAACTTATAAAAGAATTAAGAGAGACCAGAGAAAAGAAATATGGAATTACTTTGCTTGGACAATTAAAGAGACTTGCAGAGCTCTCAGAAGGTGCTGAAGAGGCAGGGCAATATTCTGCGGCAATTAATGCCGAAAAAATACGCTCGAGCCTTGGCGGTCTTACAATAGATAGACGCGAGGCAAACCATATACACCAAATAGACAGTCTTTCCAGAGAGGAAATAATAAACAGATTATCTGAG